AATATCTGTGTCACCAAATAAAAAGACACGTCGTATCTAACCGTTCCATTAACAAACTCGTTGTACTCTTCAGTAAAGAACCAATTTTTAAGACAAACTAACGTTACTAAAACTCAAGCTTTAGAACCGGTATCTTATTATCCAAAACCTACCGTTGAAGATTACACTAGAGGCTATTTTATTAGATACTTTATTAAGAAGATCAATAGTAAAGGTTTTGTTACAGAAATTTCTCCTGAAGAGTACAACGAGTTTGTTAATGGAACGGTTAGATACGACGTGTCTTTTTATTTGGTGACACAGATATTTTGGAAGCTTACAGGAGATTTAAACACAAAAAGATATTCTCAGTACGATATACGATTAGGCATTATAGAAGTAAACAAAAAGAATACCGATGACGCGGGCAAAAACTTCTTGGGTCTTATAGAGTTTATCGGTGGTGAATACGCAAAGTTCTCAAGACCCACTTCGTAGATTAATTGAATAGAATCGATTGGATTGGTTATATTTAGTTCAAATTAAAAGGTTATGTATTTCATTGTAGAAAGTTTGTCGCAATTCGGCAACCTTGATATTAAAGACGAGTGTTTCGTACAACTAATACCGGGAAACGATAGAGTTCACCCGAAGTTGACGTACCCAAGTTTACTGTATTACCACAATGGAGAAAAGGGCTACATATTCCCTTTCAAACACTCTGAAAGCTTTTACTTGGATTTTAATATGGTTCAAGAGTTTTTAAAGCTCCACAAAAAAGTATACCTATTAGACAAGAAGTTTCACTCTTACTTCTTAGATTTACCTAACGCCATAGACCTACACTTCGTTAATCTGGATCAAACAAACGAATTTAACCAGTTCGATTGCGATACCAATTTACACCACGATTTTTACTCACGTTATGGGCAGCTTCCCATTACGAACGAATTAATACCGATATCGAAGCCCTACGAAAGGTGCCAATGTTTGTACGATTACGTTAAAGGCTACTTCGGATTAGAAACAGATCTACAGACTCAAGAGGACTTCGTTAGCGCGTACAAATCAGTCGAGGAGAATCCAATAAAGGTAGACGTTAACTGTTTGATGGACAAGTACCAGATTCACGATCAGAGCTACTCTATTAAAGGGGACCGGATGTACTCTTGCTACAACTTATACAATTTAACTGGAAGACCAACAAACTCGTTTAACGGCATTAACTTCTTGGCCATTCCAAAAGAGAACGATTTCAGAAGCTGCTTTTTACCTTCCAATGACTTTCTTGTTGAATTCGACTTCGACGCGTATCACTTGAGGCTAATAGCTAAACTTATAAATTTTGAATGTCCACAAGAGTCCTTTCACGAATATCTTGGTAAAAGCTATTTCAACAAAGAGGAGCTTACAGAAGACGAGTACAAAGAGTCCAAAACTATTACATTCAAACAGCTTTACGGTGGAGTGGATAAAAAGTACAAACACGTAGACTTCTTCGCTCAAATGGGTTCTTACGTAGACGAGATGTGGAAGCAATACAGTAAGCAAGGCGGTTATAAGTTACCAACGGGCAGAATAATCAAGAAGGACGATTCAATGACCAAGTACAAGCTGTTTAACTACGTGGTGCAAAACCTAGAGACTAAGCAAAATATTTATAAGATACAAGAGATTCAGACCTATCTTAAAACGACAAGCGCCAAGACCAAGCTAATTCTGATCACTTACGACTCGTTTCTATTTGATTTCAGCAAAAAGGACGGAAAAAAGACACTACAGGAGATCAAAACCATATTGGAAACAGGCGAAATGAAGGTAAAACACAAACATGGAACAAGCTATGCATTCTAAACTAATTACAAATATTTATTAAACAAGGTTATGACAGAAACAAACACATTAGAATTAACACCAGAATCGCTTATGAACAAGCTGTTTTGCACATTCGCTAAAAAAGAGTTATTAGACGAAAGGTTGCAAGAAATAAATAAAGAATACAAGATACTTTACAATAAGATATTCGTATTGGCTTCCCCGGAGTCTGACGAGTACATGTGCACATACAACATCGAGATAGAAGGCCCTAACACCAAGATCCTACCGAATACTATTTTATTGCACAGAAAGAAGGACTCAAACACACTATACACCATTAACGCCCTTAATACCCTAATCAAAACTTTGAATAACGGAGTATTGGACAATAAGTTTATGGTTAACTGGCCTGACTATAGGAACTCTATCCTATTGACCCAAGGCGAAGATCTAAGAAAGCTAAATACCTCTATCCACAAGATAGTTGCCGTATAATTCACTGAAAAATAAATTTTTTTCTTTCGAATTTATTTAGTATATTAGCTATATAATAAATTATTAAACAACAGTTATGGACATTTCTCAATTAAAGTCTAGGCTCGCTTCCCTACAAAATCCAAGAGGCGGACAGAAAAAGGATTTCAGTTTAACAATCTGGAAACCTACTGTAGGTAAACACTTAGTTCGTATTGTACCATCCGCGTACGACAAATCGAACCCATTCAAGGAATTATTTTTCCACTACGGCATCAACAACAAGACGATGATTTCTCCGACTTCTTACGGCGAAAAAGATCCAATCGTTGAATTCGCACAAGGCTTAAGAAAGAGCGACGATTGGCAGTCAGCTAAGAAGTTCGAACCAAAATTACGCGTATTTGTTCCAGTCATCGTAAGAGGCGAAGAAGAGAAAGGCGTAAGGTTATGGGAATTCGGCAAGCAAGTCTACATGGATTTGTTGGCAATCTTAGAGGACGAAGACGTAGGAGATTTTACAGATCCTATTCAAGGTCACGACATTACAGTCGACACAGCTGGTAAAGAAACCACTGGATTAATGTACAACACTAGTACAGTAAGAGTTAGAACAAAAGTTACTGCGTTATCAGAAGATGCTGACAAAGTAAAGTTATGGTTAACAACTCAACCAGAGCCTAATACTCTATTTAAGCGTTGGTCTTACGAAGAGATGAAATCTGCTTTAGGCGCTCATTTGAACCCTGAAGAAGAGATCAAACAAAACGCAGACGTAGTAGTTGAAAAAACTGCACAAGTAGGAGATTTACCTTGGGAAAAAACAGAAGAAGCTCCTAAACCAGCTTTTAGTTTAAACACAAGTAAGACAGAGATCGATAGCAAAATCGATGACCTTTTTAACTTCTAAATTCATATAAGCCCTCACCTAAAAACGAGGGCTTTTTAAACCGCACAAATGGCAAAGGCTAAAGAAGGGTTGAATAGCTCCATATCAAAAGCTATCAAGACAGAATTCAACTTGGACAACTTTAAGAAGTCAAAGAATTTATCTTCTACGTCTATAAAATTCAAAGATCAAACGTGGATTCCTTTATCAAAATCGTTTCAAGACGCATTACAAATCCCAGGTATTCCAAAGGGGCACATTACTTTATTGAGAGGTCACTCCGATACTGGTAAAACAACCGCTTTATTGGAAGCAGCAGTTAACGCTCAAAAGATGGGCATTCTACCTGTCTTCATTATCACCGAGATGAAATGGAGTTGGGAACACGCAAAAGAAATGGGATTGCAATTCGAAGAGGTCGCAGACGAAGACGGCGTAGTATGCGATTACAAAGGATTCTTTTTATTCGTTGATAGAGAAAAGATGAACTGTATCGAAGACGTATCGGCATTTATCTTGGATATTTTGGACGAGCAGAAGGCTGGAAACTTGCCTTACGATATCTGTTTCTTTTGGGACTCTGTGGGCTCCGTCCCATGCCGACTATCGATAGAGTCAAACAAGAACAATAACGAGTGGAACGCGGGTGCTATGTCACAACAGTTCGGACAGTTCGTTAATCAGAAGATTGCGTTATCAAGAAAAGAGAGTCAACCTTATACAAACTCATTCGTTGCTATCAATAAAGTTTGGGTCGCAAAGCCTGAAACTATTATGAGTCAACCAAAGATGAAGAATAAAGGTGGAGACACAATGTTCTTTGACGCTTCTCTTATTATCACTTTCGGAAACGTTACCAACGCAGGCACAAACAAGATCAAAGCCACTAAAAATGGTAAAGAGGTTGAGTTTGCAAAGAGAACAAAAATCTCTTGCGATAAGAACCACGTTACCGGAGTTACTGCTTTGAACAAGGTTATTATGACAGTACACGGATTTATTGACGACGATAAGAAAGCATTGGACAATTACAAGAAACAGTATTCTCATCAGTGGCTAAAAACATTGGGTTCAAAAGATTTCGATGTAGTTGAAGAGGCCGACGAAGACATTAAAGATTTATTTGATAGTTCAGAGCATGAATAAAGAGTACCAGAAGATATTCGAATCGCTTGGAAAGGAAGCAGTAGCAGAAGAGACAAAAGAGGATCTAAAGGTAAACGATAGAATTTTAATTATCGATTCACTAAATACTTTCTTAAGAGCGTTTACGGTTATACAGCATTTTAATAAAAGTTTGAATCACGTTGGTGGATTAACAGGTTACTTAAGGTCGCTTGGTTTTGCCATCAACTTGATTCGACCTACCAGAGTGATTCTGGCGTTCGATGGCAAGGGCTCATCAACGAACAAACGTTATATCTATCCAGAGTACAAAGCTAACAGAGGCATACGCAGGGTCACTAACTGGGACGCTTTTGAGAATCAGGAACAAGAATCAGAAGCAATCACAAATCAGTTAGTTAGATTAATAGATTATTTAAAGTGTTTGCCGGTAGATTTAATTTCAATAGACAAAATAGAAGCTGACGACGTTATCGGTTACATCACTCAACAGATGGACACCGACTTCACAATAATATCTTCAGACCGAGATTATTTACAGCTCGTATCTGAAAGGATAACTGTATATTCTCCTACGAAAAAAATCTTCTACACTCCTAAAAAAGTCTTAGACGAATACGGAGTTAGCAGCGAAAACTTTTTGAATTATAAAGTTTTAACCGGAGATTCTGGAGATAATGTTCCTGGAATTAAAGGCATCGGACCAAAGACGATAACAAAACTTTATCCGGAATTATCTAGCTACAATAAAATGACTTTAACAGAAGTTATACAAAAAGCAAAAGACGGAGACGGAAAAGCATTCATGAGTATTAGAAATTTTGAGCATCAATTAAAGATAAACGAAAAGTTAATGGATCTAACAAATCCCAACATACCAGAAGATTCCATTGTAGAAATACAAGAAATGTTGGCGAGTCCTAACAAGACTTATAGATCAAAGGAATTTATGGAAATTTATCACGAAGACGATCTAGGAAATTCGATAGCAAATCTCCAGTCGTGGTTACACAATCATTTTCACCAGTTATCAAAATATAAATAAGTTATGGGAGTACTCAATCAATTACAACAGTACGGAGTCGGTTTTCAAATTAAGGTTTTATCGAGCTTATTAAAAGATAAAGAATTCTTACAAAATATAAACGACATTTTGGACGTAGAGATGTTCGATAATCCAGCGCACAAGTGGATTGTACAAGAGATATTAAGGTACTATTACAAGTATCACACAACGCCTTCTATGGAATCTTTACAGGTCGAAGTTAAGAAGATCGACAACGACGTATTAAAGGTGAGCGTAGTAGAACAACTAAAGGATTCGTTGAAAGCTACAGACGAAGACAGAGAATACGTAGAGAGCGAATTTTCTAACTTCTGTAAGAATCAGCAGATGAAGAATGCGATTATGAATTCTGTTGGTCTTTTGGAAAAGGGCGAATTCGATCAGATTAGATCAATGATCGATACAGCGTTAAAAGCAGGTCAAGACAAAAGAATAGGACACGAATACGAGAAGGACATGGAAACTCGATACAGAACCGAACAGCGTTCTCCTATCGCAACTCCGTGGGCAAACCTAAACGAATTGCTGATGGGCGGTTTGGGTGTAGGAGATCTAGGCATTATATTTGGAAATCCTGGTGGAGGTAAATCGTGGTTGTTGGTAAACCTAGGCGCTGTAGCAGTACAATTAGGTTACACAGTCAATCACTACACGCTAGAACTTTCTGAAGACTATATTGGTAAAAGATACGATGCGCTGTTTACCGGAGTAGACGTTCAACAGGTTCACTTAAACAGAGACAAAGTTCAACAAGAGATCGACAAGCTAAAGGGCAAATTAATTATCAAGGAGTTTCCAATGGGAAAAACTACTCCTAACACCATAGAAAATCACATTCAAAAGTGTAGAGATTTGGGTCATCCTCCAGATTTAGTCATTATAGATTACGTTGATTTGTTAAAGAGCAAAACAAGATCAATAGACCCAAAGGACGCCATAGACGATGTGTACACTGCAGTCAAAGGCATGGCAAGAGAATTAAAAGTGCCAGTGTGGACAGTATCGCAAGTAAATAGAATGGGAGCCAAGGACGACGTAATCGAAGGCGACAAGGCCGCTGGATCTTACAATAAGATGATGATCGCTGACTTTGCGATGTCGTTATCAAGAAAAAGACAGGACAAGGTAAACGGCACCGGCAGAATGCACGTAATGAAAAATAGGTACGGGGCAGACGGTATGACCTACGCTGCAAAGGTCAACACAAATTGTGGCAGAATAGAAATTAGTAAGGACGAAATGGACGAGGACAATTTGACATTCGATACCGGTAAGCCAAATCTGCCCAATAATAGCAGTTTTAGCGCGGACG